GCGCCGGCCTGGAATAGAGACCGGCTCTGGTTCTCCCCACCGAAGGCGGGGACGCCGGTCATTACTTCGACAGCAGGCCCTTCGTCGCCCTCGCAATTCGGGCAACCCCACTGACCAAGGCTCAGGTCGAAGAGGTGCCCGCAGCCGCACTGGAGCGCAGTGCCGAAAGGAGCGTGTCCGGCAATGTCTTGCCCCTCGCCTCGGCGCGGCGGAGTATCCCGGCGCATGCCTTCGCGCTCAAAAAGTACTTCGCATGGATCGAATCCTGCTCGAGCACTTGCGATAACGAACACACGACGGCGTCGTTGGGCCAGGCCGAAATATTGGGCATCCAGAACCCTCCACGCGGCTGTTCGCTTGGGTCCATACACACAACCAGCGTCCTTCCATTTGCCCCCTGGCGGCTGGAGTTCTTCGGATTCGCCCACCAGGGCGCCGAGGAAGCAGCCGAAGGCGTTTTCCTTGTCCGAGAGGACGCCTGGAACGTTCTCCCACCATGCGATGCACTCGGGCTCACTGCGGCGGGTTCTAACAAGGTCAATTGCATCGATGGTCTCCACGAACTTGATGGTCAGGGCGCCGCGCGGGTCGGTCAGGCCTTCGCGCCAACCTGCGACGCTGAAGGCTTGGCATGGAGTCCCGGCAATAGCCAATGGGGGAGCCTCGATCGCCCCTGTGAGGATGCGTCGGATGAGCTTTGTCATGTCCCCATGGTTTGGAACGCTGGGGTAGTGGTGAGCCAGCACGGCAGATGGGAATGGTTCGATCTCGGCGAACCAGCGTGCTCGGAACCCGATTGGCTCCAGGGCAACGCTGGGCGCCTCGATGCCGCTGCACATGGTGCAGAAGTCGAGTTCCTGGTGATGGTTCATCTTGATCTCTGGACGAGTAGAGCCGCGCCGGCCTGTGGCTAGCGTCGGTGGTCTGGTGGTGGGTTACTGTTCGTCGTCGGCTGCGGAGAGTCCGGCGGCGAGTAGTTGTCGCGACACGTTTTCGCTTGGCGTGTATTCGTGTCGCGACACGACGAGAAGAGGCAGGAGATCGGCATCGGGCAGGGCTGAGGCGTTGAGTAGAAGCGTCGAGAACGCTTCTCGCCAGTCCTCGAAATCGCCGACCGACTGGATCCGTTCGAAAGCAGCGTCGATCGCCGGCGGGGATGGAAGCTTGCGCTCGGGGATGCCTGCCTCTCGCTGTCGCTGGCGCTTCTCCCGCTGGCGCTGGGCGTTGGTCTTGGCCATCAGGCCACCTTCTTCGCCTTGAGCCCCAGGAAGTCGGGAAGGCCGTCGTATCGTTCTTCGTGATCAGCGCGGCGCGGCATCACCCCGGCGAAGAAGTTCTGCAGGTGCTCATGGTCAGGGAATGTGCAGCGGATCAGAGAGTTCGGATCTGCCTGTCGCAGTACGAGGTTCGGTGCGCTGCCCCGGTTGAATATCCTCACGACCTTCTCGAACGTTCCCAGGTACGTAGGATCGACCGCGGTGATCGGTGACCCCATCCCCTCGAGCGGAATCGGTCGCCGCCAATCCGGATACTTGGCGCCCACCAGTTCGAGCTGCGCGCTGATCAGAGTGCCAGGATCGAACGGCGCGAACTGTTTCACGTCATCGGGAGCGGGCCAGTCGGAGTCGGAGATCACCCCTGCGCGTTCGTAGATGAACGCCGTGCCAGCGTTGCGTTTCTTCAGTCCCGCGACCAGCGCCTTGCTCGGGCTGATGATGATCTGATTGCTGGCCCAACCTTCAGGATCATGCATGACGCCGATATGGTGGCCGTTCGTTGCGATCAGCAGCACGCCTCCCTGAGGCGCCGGTTCGATACTGATGCCGTTGAGGTAGTAGCGGATATCGTTATGCGCCATGAACAGCGACACGGCGGCGAGGTAGTGGGCCTTTGCCCTGGCGAGTAGTTCCATGGGGTATCTCCGGTCAGAAGATGTAGGAGTGTTGGTGGCTGGAGCTGGAGCGGTAGGAGACCGTTCGAGGCTTCGCCTCTTGAACTGCTGGCGCGGCAGCGGACGGCGGCGTCCTGGGTGGCTGTTGCCGAACAGCCGCGGGGAGCGTGAACACCAGCACGATGAAACCCAGGGCTGCACCGATGCCTCCGGTTCGAATTGCTCGACGCCTGGTCACTTGGCGGCGTCCTGGCGCTTCAATTGCTCTGCATAGGCGCATGCTTCGTTGTGGTTCCGGCGGAATCCGCGCACCGCGCCAGTGGCGGTCTCGATGATGTGGAAGAAACCGCATCCCCGCGGCACGACCTGGTAGGGTTCCTCCACCGCAGGAGCCATGAGCCGCTGAGCGAAAGCCATTCGGGCTATGGCGGTCTGGGAGAGCAGGCCTGCGAGGACTTCGGTTTGTTCCTGATGCTTCAGCATGATGGATCTCCTACGCGTTGATGGTGATTTCTTCGATCCGGCGAATGGTGCGGGCGTCGGTGAGTCGTCGCTCGTTGCTCGGCCTGCGGGTCCTGTTCATGTGGTCGTCATCGATCAGCGGGTGGCCGGCGACGAGGAATGCGAGCACGAAGACGGCCGGCGAGATGATTCCGCGGCGGAAGGCTTCGAGGACGAGCCCGCGCACGCTGCGCACGCCGAGCTTGAATTTGGCGTCGTCGAGGCGCTTCTCGACGGTTCCTGGGGCTATGCCCATCCTGCGCGCGACCTCTTTCGCGGTCAGTTCGCTGGCGCTCCAGGCGGTAGCTTCGAGTTCACGCGGCGCGAGGCCGAGGCCCTGGCGGCCGATCCATCCGCCGCAGTTGATGGTTGCGTGCATGGTTGATTCCTTGGCTGCATGGGTCAGCACTCGGCGGCGCGATTGTTTGCCGATGGGCATCGCGGGGAGTGCTGGCGCATGGAGTCGAGAAAGAGAAACGGGGCATCAGAGCACCCCGTTTCTTCCGCCTTATGTTTTGTTCCTGGTTAACTGCTACATGGCTGCGTCCTCCGGTTGTTACCAGCGTTTGGCGCTGGCGCCTGTCTACTGTTCGCCGAGGGATTCCTCAGCACTCGCGACCAGTTCAATCAGTCGCTCGATGTGGGATGCCCTGGTGGTGAGGGTGATCGCTTCCGGCCCTTCAGCCAGTCCAGCGCGAAGGGCTGTCGGGAATGCGTTGACGATCTCCCGAGTGACCCTCAGTAGATCTTCGAGAATGGAGCGGGGCACGGCCGGCTCAGCTACCACCTTGGGGGTTACTTTGGTTCCACCCGCTGCAATGACCTTCGCGAGCTGCTGGCCGAGCACCTGGCCGGCCTTCTCGCCGTGCTTCCTGACGACCTTCGCAGCGGTCGTAGCCGCTACCGCGCCAGAACTGATCAACTGCTGAACATCGGTATTCGCGTTGCCTACGACCAATACTTGGTCGACGTGCTGCCGGGTGCGCCCCATCTTCTGGGCGATCTGTTCGACGGTCCACCCGAACGCAATGAGCCGCTTGTAGCCGTGTGCGAGCTCCAGAGGGGAGAGCTTGCGCCCCTCCTGACTGGTGATCACTCGAAGCACGCGCTCAGCATCGTTCCCGGCGAACGCAACGATGGGCACCCAGAACTCGCCGTTCGGGTCACGTGGCAGCCGGCCCTCGGCGTCGAGCTTGAGGTAAGCGCGCCGGCGGCGGTGTCCGTCGACAACCCACATGCCGCCTTCTTCGCGCGGTCGCACTTCGAGGGCAGGAACGATTCCGCCCTGGTGCAGGTAGTCGGCCAGATCCGCGATGCTCTGCTCGAGGTCTTCGCCCTCGGCGCGCAGGTTGAAACCGGGTTCTTCGTGAAGGTCTTCGAGGCGAGCCTTCATCGCATCCGCGCGCTTCAGGTCGCCGTCCTTGATCATCTGCTTGAACGATTTTGCGCCCATCTTTATTTGCTCCCTATACTTGGTCCACGCCGTTAATATCTTGTGCGGTATATGTACAGATTTGGAGGGTAAGGAGTTGGAGTTACTTTCTTTTTTTCTTCAATTAGCTACTTTATCTGTGCTGGCATGGCTTCTTCTTTTTCCGAAAAGATATATAGGTGAGAAAGGCAAGAACTTAGCAACAAAGGAAGATATTGGTGAGATAACTAACGAAATAGAAAAGGTGAAAAATCAATATTCCGCAGACCTAGAGGGGTTGAAGGCTGGTCTTTCGCATAGGGCGAAATATTATGCTTATAGATACGAGCGGGAATTTCAGGTTCTAGAAGAGTTGACCTCTCTGTTGGTTGAAGTTCGGGACTCGGTTGTATCCCTTAGGCCCATGCTGGACTCTCGTCCATCCGGGAAAAGTGACAGCGAGATAAAAGAAGAGAGGTTGAGGCGTTACTTTGATGCAAGGCGTAATCTATATGACTTGAGGGAGAAGAAATGCCCGTTTTTTCCAAGGGAGATATACGACTGTATCTGTGATTTAGATAAAATATCTCGGGAGGAGGCCTTGGATTATCATATGAAAGATCCGTTCGATGATGATGAGCCGAAAGCTTTCTTGAAGTATTGGAATGATGCAGAAGAAAATCGAGAGGCGGTTGAAGCCTGCTCTAATAAGGCTATCGAGCTTATTCGTGAGCGTATAACAAATTGGGATAGTATTTAAGCGATGATTGCTTGCGGTGCTGAAGCAGTGCTGTCTGTGGGTATTTAAATTTGAATTTGAAAAGTTAAATTCGAATTTATAAAAATGTTGATGGTTTAAATTCAGCTTCCTAGCATGGAGTCTCCATACAGAAGGAGGCATAAATATGGCTAGCTCTCTTGCTCCACGTCAGGTGATTCGTGATGGACAGTTCATCACCTCGCCGAATGGGAAATACAAATTGGTCATGCAAGCGGATGGCAACTTGGTCCTTTACGAGGATGGAACCAAGCCTATCTGGAATACAACGCCGGTAGGGCCGGGTGCGAAGGCGGTAATGGAGTTTAACCTTAACCTTTACAATAAGGCTGGACAGATGGCTTGGTCCAGCAATGTTCGGACTCCATACCTATTCGAATCGTTCAAAGATAGAGCTTATCTGGTTTTGCAGGACGATGGAGATTTTGGGATATTTCTTGATCAGGCGAACTGGGCATCTCTGGTTCTGTCTGAGCCGGAGGTTGGTGTCAAGGAGAAGTTGATTCCTACCGGTACTGTCATGGGGCCGGGCACTGAATATGTAAATGGAAACTACCGCCTGGTGTTCCAGGATGATGGTAACTTGGTTATATACAGGATTAATCCTCTCGCCGTGGTTTGGGCTACTTACACAATGGGAGCTGATAAAGCAGTTGTGCAGGAGGATGGGAATTTTGTAATTTACAAAGGTACCACAGCGCTGTGGCACACACATACTGCAAGTGGTATCCCGGCATATCTGCTGTTTACAGACACTGGGAAGCTTTCTTTGAATCAGCCAAACTTGCAGTGGACACTCAAGCGTGGTTCGTTGTTTGTCCCCCCTAAAGTAATTCCGGGGCAGCACGGACCATTAGATACCACCCCGATTTGGTCTTGGCCCCACGACTATCCATAATCGGCCGTCTTTCTCGTAAACCTGCAGGGTGTTAAGTCATCCTGCAGTCCCACCAGTATTGAGCAGATGGTCCAGGCGAGGTCACCTCGCAATTCTGGAGTCAGCTTCACAATGGGATTACTGACTAGACGGCTCTTAAGCGGCCTGCACGTGCCTTGAGTGTCCTTCCCTCGACGACGAGGAGGAGAAATTCTCCACGGCCTCTGCCGTTGCCGAGGTGGATTGAACCGATTACTACTCCCGGCTTTTCCGGGCCTCTCGGGTTCTTGAGGATCACTGACTGGCCTGGTTGGAATGGGACCATTTTCGTTTCCTTCCGTTGCCTTGGGTACATCCAAAGCAGCCCTGTTTCCAAGGCTGCTCAGTGATGTTCCCTACCGCGTTCGCCTACTGGGCTTCTACAACCCGCGGGTGTTGCTCATAGCTGTCATTCCCCTGACTGCGGCGCCGATTGCCGCACGGCACAGCCAGGTTCCTGCCCATTACCGCCGGGGTGGCGGGGCGCATTGCTTTCCGGGTCATTCGCTCGGTTCGGTCTGGTCCTCGTCCGCCGCAGGTTCTTCCTGCGTTGCCCAGGCCCGCATTGCCTGAGCGCGGATCGCCGGTCGCCGGTAGAGGCAATGCGATCTGTTGTTGATTTCTTGCTGTCGGGTTGTGAAAGAGCGGTCGGCTCGGTGGCCTCCCTTGAACCAAAAAGGTACATAGGACGAAGTGAAATTAGTATCTAAAAGGTACATTGTCAATACCTTGGTTGTACCTTTCTGGCTCTTATAGGGATTCTGATTGATCGCATACTGTACGCATGTACAGTTGATGAGGTGCTTATGGCTAAGAATCAGAAGCAGCAGGCGTACGAGGTCACGCCGACTGATCGCCTGGGGATGCGAGTTTCCGCGATGATCAACTCACCGAAGGCGCAGGAACTGGGGAAGGTGACGATTCACCGGCTGTACAGTGATCCGGCGGAAGCGTGGGATGCAGTAATGGAAGCTCTGGTCGACGCCGATGGCATCGACCTGGAGTTCAATGACGACGGGACCGTGACGCTCAGATGGGAGGCCTATTAAAAGCGACGCACCCTGACGTTTTTGATTGCGCATCTCGAAGAAAAAGGGCTTGCGCAATTAACTATTTGTGTTAATCTGAAATTGAGCACGCGAAATCGCGCCTGCTCTGGAGGTTAAAAATGCTAACGGCACTCGGAAAACTGTTAAGAAAGGAACGCATCGACAGGAATCTCCTGCTCAAGGATATGGCCTTGGGGCTGGAGGTTAGCCCGGCATACCTCTCTACCGTCGAAACCGGTAAGAAAACGTTCAGTGACGACTTCATCAGAAAAGTCGCTCGGTACTTGGGCTTCGCTCCAGGAACGCGGGAGTATCACGAGCTTGAGGATGCGGCCATTCTTAGTCGAGGTCAGGTACAGATAGGGGTTGCAGGCGTTTCGAATAAGCACAAAGAGGTGGCTCTTGCTTTTTCTCGGCAATTCGAGGAGATGCAGCCATCGGAGCTTGACAAGCTTCTCGCTCTTCTGAACGAGCCGCAAAAGCAAAGGTAGCAGCATATGAGTGGACCGCGCTGTGAAGTACCGCCTCAGTCGCTCGATGCGATCATCAGGCTGACTGAGGCGATTCGTAAGGACACCAAGATCAGAAGCGACCTGTTCCCAGTCCTTGAGTTTTTGGAATTTGGAATGCCGAGGATTTTTCCTGGGTTTGCACTGGAGGTGGGGGCGAAAGAGGAAATGGGGCCGAATCACGGGCTAACGATCCCTAGCGAGAATGTGATCCGGCTTCGTGAGGATGTTTACGATGGGCTCTGCCGGGGTGGCGGGCGTGATCGATTTACTGCCGCGCATGAGCTAGGGCACTACATCATGCATCGCAACGTATCGATTGTGTTCCATCGCGCTGAAAACGGCCGACTCCCCCCGTATCGTGATAGCGAATGGCAGGCGAATAGCTTCGCTGGGGCGCTTCTGATGCCAGAACGGGCAATGAGGGAGTGCGGGTCGCTGGCGGAGATAGCACAGCGCTTCGGTGTAAGCCTGGCTGCAGCAGAGGTTCAGAATCGGCAACTGTCCCGCCGAGGGATGAAAGTTTTGAACTGATTGGAGTTGGCGCTCCAATCAGTTCGGTGAGCTTTGGGGAAGGGGCTCGCCCTTGCAACGGGTAGCTGCGAACGAAAGGTTAGTCATTTCCTAGCAGTTTTCGCAAGAAAAAAATTTCCTTCCGCTAAGGAGGTGACTATGCATGACGCCAAAAAAGCCGGCCCCTAAAGGGTATCGCTGGGTATGCTGCCGCTACCGTCGGGTGAAAAACTCCGACCGCGTGCTGGATGCTCATGACTACGGCCACGAAGCTTGGTGCTTCTTGGTCCGGGCGTAAATCCAGGCCTTGAAGGTAAAGCGACTCATAGACTAGCGATGGGTCGCTTTACTTTTTTGGCTATAGCTCAGTGTTTCCTGCGTCTCATAACAGACCACCAGAACACCCAGCCGATCACGCTGATATCACCGTCACGCATCTGGTCTTTGGTGTATTCCTCATCGGGGTACTCGGCCCGATTGTAGCTGCGCAACCGAATGCCGCCGCCAGGCAGGCGATAGACGAATTTCACCCGCAGCAAGTCGTCATGCTTGAGGGCGTAGATCTCGCCGTCGACGATCGTGTTGACCGAGAGGTCGACGCCGATGATCGAGCCGTCTGCAATGAGCGGCTCCATGCTGTTGCCTGTGACGTTGACGCAAACCGAGGTGCTCTTGTCGACGGCGGCCTCGCGCAGGGTTGCCTTCGGGAATCGAATCTTGCGCTTAGCCAATTCGAGGTCTGGCACTCGCCCGCCGCCCGCCGCTACCTCGACCTCGTCGAAGTATGGGATTTCAACCTCGTCCGGCGCGAGTGGGTCTCCGTCTGACCACGCTGATAGGGGCTCCAGATTTCCGCCGGAGTGATGCTCGGCAGTTGGTTCAGCCACCCGCAGTTGCTGCTCTGGGGTGTGCTGAATGTCGAGCCAGCCACGGGGCATATTGAATTTTTCCTCAATGTGCCTGGCCAGCCTGTTGCCGATGTTCTTGGTGGGATTCGAGCCAATCAAGCGGCTAACCTGGGTTGGCTCGCGATCTATGCGAGCAGCGAATGCGACTGTGCCGCCTTCCTTTTCGGCCAGTGTGAGCGCGTTCGCGCGGCGGATTGTCGTGATATCGATCATCTAACCATTTCATCATCTGTACCTAAAAAGTACAGAACCTTGACGGTACACTTCCTTTTCACCATGATTGTACCAAGGAGGTACATTTATGGCCGTCGAGACACCCCAAAGCACCCATGCAGAAGCGCTTCGGGCCTTCTGGAAGTCGCTCAGCATCCAAGAGCGTGATGACGCTGCGAAGGCGCTCAGCACCAGCGTTGCGTACCTCAGACAGGTTCTGGCTTGCGGCCGGACTCCAGGGGCGGCGCTGGCGCGTGATCTTGAGCGCTTCTTCGGCGCTCGCATCACCCGCCACCAGCTCCGCCCAGACCTCTACGACGCGCCAGCAAGGCCTCGGGGCCGGAGTGCGGCATAGCACGTAGCAGATGTTACGGAGAGGGGATGGCGCTGCTTAGTCGGCTGCGACCCCTGTTCAGGCATCCAGTAGAGCAGACAGCAAAAAGCCCGGCTGCAACCGGGCTTTCTGAGGAGGCACCGGAAGGCGGTGCCGAACATCCAACGGAGCCGAATATGACACAGGTATCCACCATCCAACAAGAGAGCGTGTCGCGACACGAAATAGCGATTCGCAAGAAAGTGTCGCGGAGGGCGCGCAGGTGAGCACGATCATCATGTCTGCCTGCTGGCCGCTGCAGGGTCTGACGCCGGCGCAGAAGGCTGTGCTGATCAGCCTGGCGGACAACGCGAACGACGAGGGCGTGTGCTGGCCTTCGGTGGCGAAGATCGCCGAGCGCACCTGCCTGTCCGAACGTGCCGTGCAGCAGGCAATCAAGGTGCTGAACGAGTGCAGGGCGCTGAGCATTGAAGCGCGCCAGGGGCGCTCGACGATGTTCACCATAACCCCCGCAGCATTTGCACCCCCGCAGAAGGTTCACCCCCGCAGGAAATGCACCCCCGCAGGATCTGCACCCACCCCCGCAGATGCTGCACCCCAACCCCCGCAGGAAATGCACCCCACCCCCGCAGATGCTGCACCCAGAACCGTAATAGAACCTATAAGGGAACCATCAGGGAACCTTTTGCCGGCCGATTCCGGCCAGCCCGATGCGGAGCGTGATCGGCAACAGGCATGCCGAGCGATCTGGTCGGCGTATGCGGCAGCGTACCAGCACCGGTACGGAACCCATCCGGTGCGAAACTCGAAGGTCAACGGTCAGGTTCGCGACCTGCTGAAGCGCCTGGGCGCTGAGGAGGCTCCGGCGGTGGCCGCGTACTTCGTCGGCATCAACGACGCCTATCTGATCCGCAACTGTCACGACCTGGGCTCGCTGCTGGCCAGGGCGGAGTCGTATCGCACCCAGTGGGCGACTGACCGGCAGATGAACGGGGCCACGGCTCGGCAACTGGAGCGCACTCAGGCGAACCTGAACGCCGCCAAGGAGGCTGCGGAGAGCATCCGAGAGGAGGGGCGCGCCAATGCTTTCCTGTGACGAACAGGCCGACCTGGCCGCCGCGCTGGTGGCGACTGCTGAAACGCTTGGTCAGGAGATGAGTGCCAATGCCGCGAAGCTGATGGCCAAGGATCTCGCAGAGTATCCGGGGGAGGCGATCCGCAGCGCTCTGCAGGCGTGCCGCCGTGAATTGACCGGGAAACTCACCCTCGCAGCCATCCTGCAGCGTGTGCAGGCAGTCGATGGCCGCCCTGAACCGAATGAGGCCTGGGCGCTGGCGCTGGAAGCATCGGACGAGCGCGCAACGGTGGTTCTCACTCCGGAGATTCAGGAGGCGCTCACCATCGCTGCGCCGATCCTGGAGGCGAGAGACAAAGTGGGTGCCCGCATGGCGTTCATATCGGCCTATGAGCGCGCAGTGTCTCGCTCCCGGCGCGAGGCGCTTCCTGTCGAGTGGCGTGTGTCCCTTGGTCACGACGAGGCCGGCCGTCAGGCGGGTATCCAGAAAGCCGCCTCGCTAAACCGCTTGCCAGCCGCAGAGGTGGCGCGCTTGGAGGGGGTGGTGGTTCTTCAACTGCCGGCCCCGACAGATGCCGGCCAAGCGATCGCCGGGCTGCTCACTGGCAATGCCCCTGCCGAGATCACGAAGGCACCGAAGGGGTTCGCGGAAAACATGGCGAAGCTCAAGGCAAGCCTGGCCGCACACCGCGCTCAGCGCGAGCAGAAAGAGAAGGACGAAGCCGCCAGGCGGCGCGCCGATCTCAACGAACGAATCAACCGGCACAACGAGGCCATACAACAGCTACAGGAGTCCCGTTCATGAAGTGGAAGGCGCTCAACGATTATCTGGCGGTTAGCGACAGCTCCCCGCCCTACAAGGTATGCAAGCTCTTGGTCGCCGGCAAGGCTCACTACCGGGCGAGCGTTCAAGGCGAATTCATTTGCGCCCCCGTTGCGTCGTCGAAAGAGGCTCAGGCTATTTGCGAGCGTCACCAGCAGATCATGTATCCGCGGGAGGTCGCGTGAAGGGGCGGGCCGTTACTTCGGAGCAGAAGCGGTGGCACGACCTGCTGGCGCGCCAGGTGGGATGCATCGCATGTCGAGTGTCCATGGGGATCGTGAACACCTATTGCAGCATCCACCACGTGGACGGAAGAACGAAACCCCATGCGCATTGGTATGTGCTTCCGCTGTGCGCTGGCCATCATCAGAACGGATACGGCGGCGAGGGATTCATCGGGATCGCTGTCCACCCCTACAAGGCGCGCTTTGAGGCAGAGTACGGAGCCCAGTCGGACCTGCTCTCGAAATGCGCCTCGATCCTGGCGGAGGAGGGGCACGACATACCGGCGGGGTTCCTCGCATGGCTGGACGGTAGCGAGGTAGAGGCATGATCTCGATTCGCCTTCCTTGGCCGCCCAGTAATAACACCTACTACCGCAACACATCTTCCGGAACGCTGATCAGCGAGCGCGGCAGGAGCTATCGCAGATCGGTATTGCAGCACTGCCTTGCGCAAGGCATCAGGAAGACGGCCGGATCTGTTCGGGTTGTTATCCATGCATGCCCACCAGATCGGCGAAAGCGCGACCTCGACAATCTCCTCAAGGGGCTCCTTGACTCGCTAACCAAGGCTGGCGCCTGGGATGACGACGGCCTGGTAGATGACCTGCGGATTGTTCGCGGGGAGGTGAAAGTTGGGGGCGAGGTGCTGGTCACCATCGAGGCGCTGGCATGAAAAAGACACATGGTCCAGATCTGACGACCAAGCCGCGCGTGCTCGCTCAGTGCTCCGTTTGCAACGGAAAAGGGTACAGCCGTGGCGTATTCCACGAGATCGATTGCGCCGCGTGTGGAGCGGCGGGGTTCGTCGATGGCGTGACGGGGCTGGCGCTGGAGCAGAGGGATGCGGTTGTGCAACTGCGGATGTGGGTTAAGCGGTTGCTTGAAGAGCAGCGACGCCAGGCGAGCAGGCTGGCGCGAGAAGAGAACAACCAGCGGGGCGCCGGCGGCTCCCACTTCAGAGGCGACTGAAATGAATATCAAGGCGTTGGAATTTCTGATGGAGCAATACGGGCTATGGGTTTGGTCCGACAATGGCACGCCTCGCGGCTCTTCGCCCATGCTGGCGCTGATGAAACGGAACCCCGCGAACGAAAAACGGTTTGCTGCTGTGATCCCCTGCATCAGTGATGATCGGGCGATGCAAGTGGACCGGTTTCTTGCGCGCCTCTACGACGAAGACCCGGATGCCATCCGCAGCCTGATCCTCTACTTCATCCATGGCATGTCGTATCGAGATATTCAGGACCGGCTGGGAATCAGTTACGCGGACGCACGCATGCTGGTTCGAGCGGGCCTGTCAGCTCTGCTGGCGTGCTTCGTGATGGAGGAGAAAAGGGCTGCCTGATAAAATGTACAGGCTGGATATATTGACAGTGATAATCGCGGCCTATACCTTACGTAATACATTGCGGTTTTGCCGCTCTGGCGGGCTCCGCTAAGAGATGAGGATCGAGAATGAGCCAAGTAACGCAGATCGAGGGTTTTATCGGCGGCGCCGCTGATGGCGGTCCGGTTGTTTGGGACAACCTTGTCCCTGTTCAATTTGCTCAGTCCACTATTGCGACGGGGTCTACTCTTCGGTCTGCATACCGTTTAGTTCGGGGGAGTGTCCTTGGTGAGGATTTCGTCGCCTACGTTGACAATGATATGGGCAAGGAAGAGGCGCTAAATGCGATTGCCCGCCGCTTGATCTCGATCCGCTCGATCGGATACTGATCTCCTAATTGTTGAATTAAGCCCAGCTCGAAGCTGGGCTTTTCGTTTCTGCAGGTGGCGTATTGCGCTGCGGGGTGCGCGGCCCCCTTGAAAGGCCGTACCTGCACCCATTCCTGGCCCAGCCCTCGCGCTGGGCTTTTTCATTTCCGCCCCGCCGAGGGGATATCGAGACTATGAAGATGCCTGAGAAGGACCCGTCATTCTGGGCCACGGTAGTGCTCGCGCTGCGCGAGCAAGGGCTGGCGATGGGGCTCGCCTTCATCCTTACCTGGCTCCGTACCCAGTACGAGGGGAAGGAGCCGAGCATTGTTCGGCAACTGATCGAAGCCGCTCTTGGCGCGATGCTGGTCATGGTTGTCGGTCTCACCGCAAAGGAGTTTGGCTGGAGCCCGGCCTGGCAGTTTTTTGCCGCCGGTTTCGTTGGTGTCCTCGGGGTAAGCACTGTGCAAAAGCTGGGTGCACGCTATGCAGAAAGGAAGGTGGGCTGATGATGATCAGCGCAGATCAACTCGACCGCGCTACCGGCTGCGGTGCTTCTACTGCCGGCCTCTGGGTCGACCACATCAACGGCTCCATGGCTCGGTTTGAGATCAACACCGCCGAGCGCCAGGCGATGTTCCTGGCCCAGGTCGGGCACGAAAGCCAAAGCCTCAAGCGCGTGGTCGAGAACCTGAACTACTCCGTCGAGGGGCTGCTCAAGACCTGGCCGACGCGTTTTACGCCGGTTGAGGCGAAGCAGTACGCCCGCCAGCCCGAGCACATCGCGAACCGCGTCTACGCAAACCGGATGGGCAACGGGTCGCCGGATACGGGCGATGGGTATCGATACCGTGGCCGCGGCCTGATCATGATCACCGGCCGCGACAACTACACCGAAGCTGCACGTGCCCTGGCGCTGCCACTGGTAGCGCAACCGGAACTGCTGGAGCAACGGACCTGGGCAGCAATCGCCGCGGGGTGGTGGTGGAAGTCGCGGGGTTTAAACGACCTGGCTGACCAAGGCCGATTCGAGCGGATCACTCTGAAGATCAACGGCGGCTACAACGGTGCTGAGGATCGAGTGGCGCGTCTCGAATGGGCGCGCGCAGCGCTGGCGGGTGCGTGATGAGGTGGGTTCCATGGTTGATCGTCGCGCTCGTTGCGATGGGGATGATGTGGCGGATGGACCGCCTGAGCCTGCAAGTGACCGCAGAGCGGGAGCGTGCTGACGTCGCGGCGCAGGAGCGTGACCGCAACCAGCAACTGATTGACCTGCAGGCGGGCGTCCTCGCTGAACAGCAACGCCAACTCGGCCGCGTCGCCGACATTGAACGGCAAACCCGTCAGCTCGGCCAGGCCTTGGAGATACAGGGCACGCGCCACGCTGCGGCGTTACGGGAGTTGAAAGAGAATGACCAGTCTGTTCGCGACTGGCTGCGTGATGGCATCCCTGCTGGCCTTGGCCGGATGTACGCCCGCCCCGAAACCACTGACCCCAGCGCCTACCGCGCAGCAGGCCAAGTGCCCGCTGACGCCGTGTCGGCTCCCCGGCCGTCCGCCGCTAGCGAACGGTGAGGATGCAACCGCGGCGATCGATGCTGTTGAGGCTGCGTTGACAGCGTGCGCGGTCCAAGTCCTGGACTGCATGGAGCGTCAGCGAGTGGATGAGCGATGAGAGGCAGTATCTCCGCCCGAGATCTCGATGATGCGGTGGCGTCTCTACGGGGCCTCGGTGGCGACCTGCCGAACAAAGTGTTGGCCGACGCCTTGAACCACACCGCGAACCAGGCGAATCAGGCGCTGGTCGGGGAGATCGGCCAAGTCTTCGACCGACCGACACCGTTCACCCGTAACGCCATCCGCATCCTGCATGCCACCTCAATCCGGCTTGAGGCGGCCTTGTGGGTGAAGGACGAAAAGGACCATGCCTCAAAGGGGCAGGCGCCGGAGGACTGGGTAGCTCCCCAGGTCTTCGGAGGGCCGAGGGTGGACAAGGCGTCGGAGCGGAACCTCCGGGCCCGGGGCATCCTACCGGCGGGCATGTTCGTCGTTCCAGCGGAGGGCGCCCGGCTGGACCAGTACGGCAACATGAGCCGCGGCCAGATGATCCAGATCCTTTCCGGCCTGGGCGCCCTGGAATACCGAGCGGGGTTCAAAGGAAACGCCACCCAGTCGGCGCGTTCCTTGGCGAGGGGACACCAACTCGCGTACTTCGTGATGCACCGTGGCCGCCGACCGATTGGCATCGCCGAGCGCCGCGGACGGACGTTGACCATGGTCCTCGCCTTCGTCCGCCAGCCTCAGTACCGCGTGCGCTTCCAATTTCACGAAGTCGTTCGGCGTGTTGCCGAGGACGACGCGCGCCTAGAGGCGAACATCGAGCGGGCCCTGGCGAAAGCGTTGCGCTGAACCGTTGGTGGGTGGCTTGGCCGGGCGGAGCAGAGTTAGTTCAACCCGAGCCGGTGGTGGCCACCTGCAGGTGGGGGGCGCGAAAAGCGGGGCAGTGACGTGCTACTCGAAAAGCACCGGGGGCCCCTGAAGCGTGGCCCTTGGAGAGGGTAATTCGAACCCCGCTTTTCCACTATGTATGGCCCAAATTCTGAGGTTGGTTGTTGTGTTGTTATGAGCAAACCAGATATCACTCGGCAGCCTCACTGGCTCAACAAAAGCCGGATGGCGACGAGCCTCGGTATAAGCACGCAAGCCTTTGATAAATGGGGCGTCGAGCCGGTTGCAAGGATTGGGCGAGAGGCCTTCTATGACGTCCGCTCGGTACTGAAAAACCGCCTCGACTTCGCGGAGCGGAAACACCAACCAGACGGTGATGTTCCGGAAGGCATCGACCCGCTGGCAGAACATAAGCTGACGCAGGAGCGTCTGCGCCTCACTTCGGCCCAGGCCGACGCCCAGGAGAAGAAGAACCTGGTCGCCGACAAGCATCTGGTGCCTACCGAATTTGCGGTCTTCGCCCTGGGCAAGATCGCTGCCCAGATTGGTTCAATTCTCGACACGGTGCCCTTGAAGTTGCGCCGCAAGCACCCGGACCTCGACGTGCGACACGTCGAGGCGCTGCAGCGAGAGATCGCTCTGGCGCGCAACCGCGCTTCCGAGTTGGGCGATCTACTCCCGGGTATGCTGGATGAATATGTCGAGTCCTTGGCTGAATGACCTGCAGAAGCACGTTCGCCTCGGCCTTGAGTCCCTATTCCGCGAACCACCGCTGACTGCGGTGGAGTGGGCGGACAAGCATTTCTATTTGTCGTCCGAGTCCTCTTACCAGGAAGGAAAGTGGGAAACCGCAGCGTTCCAGGTTGGAATCCTGAACGCGATGGGCAACGACCTGATCCGCGTGGTGAACCTGATCAAGTCTGCACGGGTCGGCTACACCAAGATGCTGATGGCGAACATCGGCTACAAGCTCCAGCACAAAAAGCGCAACGTGCTGAGCTACTGCCCGACGGACCCTGACGCCGAAGAGCTGATGAAGCGGCACGTTGAGTCGTTCATCCGCGATGTTCCGGTCTTACTCGCCCTCGCGCCGTGGTATGGGAAGAAGCACCGGGACAACACCCTCGCCGCGAAGAAGTTCAGCCACCAGAAGATGCTCTGGTGCCTGGGCGGTAAGGCCGCGCGAAACTACCGCGAGAAGTCACCCGACGAGGTCATCTACGACGAGCTGTCGAAATTCGACGCCGACATTGAGGGCGAGGGCTCGCCAACCTTTCTCGGCGACAAGCGCCTGGAGGGGGCCACCTTCAAGAAGTCGATCCGCGGTTCCACACCGGGGACGGTGGGCGAGTGCCAGATCACAAAGGCTGCTGAAGAGTCGCCGCATTTCATGCGCTTTCACATCCGCTGCCCGCATTGCCACGGAGAACAGTTCCTGAAGTGGGGCGGCAAGGACTGCTCGTTTGGCATCAAATACGAGACCAACGCGCTGGGTGAGGCGGAGAAGGCCTGGTACACCTGCGAGCACAACGGCTGCGTGATCGAGTATCACGAGGCGGTAGAGGCTGCGAACGATGGCCGCTGGATTTGTGAGCGGACCGGCCTCTGGACGCACGATTCCATGGACTGGTTCAAGGCCGACGGCGAGCCAGCCCGTACGCCTCGCTCTGTCACTTTCCACATCTGGACCGCGTACAGCGTCTTCACCACCTGGCTCGACATGGTCGGCGACTGGCTGAACGTGAAGGGCGACCGCGAAAAGCTGATCACCTTCGTCAACACCACCTTGGGCGAAACCTGGGAGGGTGACCAGGGCGAAAAGCTAGAGTGGGAGAACCTCTATGGTCGGCGCGAGATCTGGCAGCACCTGCCCGCGCGCGTAGCCGCTCTGACCGGCTTCATCGACACCCAGGACGATCGCTACGAGGCGCGCATCTGGGCCTGGGCGGCGGGCGAGGAAGGTTGGTTGGTCGACCGCTGGATTCTGCAGGGCGACCCGGCTAGCGCCGAGTTGCGCCGGAAGGTCGGGCTCAAGCTCCACCAGCAGTACCAGCGCGAAGACGGTGTGAGCATGCGCGTTGCGCTCTGGGGATGGGACTCCGGCGGTCACTACACCGACGAGGTGTACGAGGAGAGCAAGAAGCACGGCCTGTTGTGGGTCATCCCGACCAAGGGGCACAACGTCTACGGCAAGCCCATTGCAATGTTCCCCAACAACAAGAACAAGGCTGGCGTCTACCTGACGATGATCGGTACGGACAACGCCAAGGAGCTGATCTACAGCCGTCTGAAGCTTCAGCCCGAGCCAGGCAAGGTTCTCCCCGGCGTGATGCATCTGCCAGCCAGCGACGCGATCTGCGACGAGAGCGAACTGAAGCAGCTCACTGCCGAAACCAAGGTGATGAAGATCGAGAAGGGCCAGCGCGTGTATCGCTGGGACGCGAAGGGGCGCCGGAACGAGGCACTGGACTGCGCCGTCGGCGCTCTGGCAATGCTGCGAGTCGCCCAGCAGCGCTTCGGCCTGGTCCTCGATACGCCGCCCACCACTTCCACTGCACCATCGGTCCCGACCACCAAACGCCGCAGCTCCGGCAGCGGCTATCTGAAACAACGTCGATAACCACGCGAGGCGGATATGACCGAAGCGCAGCAACGGTTGGCGGATGTGCGCGCGGCCATCCATGACATTCTCACCAAGGGGCAGACCATCACCAAGGATGGTCGCAAGCTTGAGCGCGCGCAGTTGGCGAGTCTGCGGATGCTGGAAAGCCAGTACGTGGCAGATGCGGGACAGGAGTCGGCGCTCAGTGGTCGGCGCTCCCGGGTGTGTCGGCTGTACCCTGCCGGGAAGGGGGTGTGATGGCCAGGTATCCTCATCTGACCCGGGCGGGCTTCATGCTTCCAGACCGGATTAAGAACAGCTATGACGGTGCCGGAACAGGCCGCCGCGCGCAGAACTGGGATGCGCCGCCGGGCTCGATCAATACCTTGTCGCTCCCTGCACTGCCACTGCTACGCAAGCGCTCCCGAGCTGCGACGCGCAACGACCCCTACGCGGGTGGTGCGATCGACACACGGGTGAGCAACCTCATTGGTTCCGGCATCGTGCCAATGCCGACGATTCAGGACAAGGCGCTGCGGCGGTTGTTGCTGGAGCTCTGGCTGGACTGGACCGACGAGTCGGATGCCGACGAGCGGACCGACTTCTATGGACAGCAGGCACTGGCGGCGCGAATGGTCGAGGAGAGCGGCGAGTGCTTTATTCGTCTGCGCCCGAGGCGGCCGGAGGACGACCTAGCCGTGCCGTTGCAGTTGCAATTGCTGCCTGCCGAGTTCGTTCCGGTCGAGAAGAACGAGGTGGCACGCAACGGTAATTTGATCCGGGCCGGCATTGAGTTCAACGTCTTGGGCAAGCGGGTGGCGTACTGGATGTATCGGCGTCACCCCGGCGACAGCGCAGTGATGGCGGCGGGCTACAACCAACTGGTGCGGGTGCCGGCCAGCGAGGTACTACACGTCTTCGAGCCGTTGGAGGCAGGACAGTTGCGGGGGGTTCCCCGACTGTCTCGGGTTCTGCTGCGGCTGCGCTCGTTGGACAACTTCGACGATGCGGTGCTGTTCCGCCAGGAGGTAGCCAATCTGTTCGCCGGATTCATTACTCGGCCGAGCCCAGGCGACTTGCCTCCCATCGATCCCATCAACGGTGGACCGGTGCGTATGGACGGTGACGGCTTCACGCCGATGGTGGGATTGGAGCCGGGCACCATGCAGGAGTTGCTGCCAGGCGAGCAAGTGGAGTTCTCCAAGCCGCCGGAGGCCGGCAACAACTACCCGGACTTCATGCGGCAGCAACTGCAGGCCGCGGCCATGGGCGTTGGAGTGCCCTATGAGCTGTTCACCGGGGACTTGAGAAACGTCAATGACCGGGTGATCCGGGTGGTGCTCAACGAGTTTCGCCGGCGCCTGGAACAGCTTCAGTTCAGCGTCTACATCCACCAGCTTTGCCGACCGGTGAGGGCGGCGTGGATGGATATGGCGTACTTGTCCGGCGCCTTGGACCTACCTGACTACGCACGCCGACGGCGCGAATATTTGCGCACTCGCTGGGTGCCCCAGGGGTGGGAGTACATCCATCCAGTGCAGGACGTGCAGGGCAAGGTTCTAGAGATCCAGGCGGGGTTGGCCTCGCGTAGCGAGGTAGTGCTGCGCAAGGGCTATGACGCGGAAACCATCGACGAAGAAAACGCGGCAGACCAGACACGTGCCCACGTGCTTGGTCTCAACTACACAACGGCTCCGGGGTCGCCGGATCCCGCCGATGAGGAAACACCATGACCGAACAATCAGCGCTTCGTGCGCAGGCGCTTGCACTCGGCCTGCACATTTTCAACAAGGTCCCGGATGTACCGGCGCCCCAGGACGAGACCTGGTACCGCATCAAGGCTGCAGCCGAGGGTGAGCCGGACCAGGCCATCGAGGTCTACATCTACGGTGAGATTGGTGCTTGGGGGATCACGGCCAACCAGTTTATCCAGGACCTGAAGGCCGTCGACGATGGTTCTTCGCCAGTGCTGGTGGCTTTCAACTCCATTGGTGGCGACCTATTCGACGGACTGGCGATCCACAACGTGCTCAACCGCCTGGGCGAGCGCTGTACCGCCCGCATCGATGCACTGGCGGCGAGTGCGGCAAGCGTGGCGGCCTGCGGCGCGCATCGGTTGGAGATGGCTTCCAATTCCATGCTGATGATCCACAACCCCTGGACCTGGGCCGGCGGCGATGCCGACGATCTGCGCAAGGTGGCCGAGGTGCTGGACCAGACGCTGGAAGCCATCGTCGCCTCCTACAAGCGCAAGGCGCCCGAGATCGACGATGGTGAGCTCCGGCAGATGATCAAGGACGAGACTTGGCTGACGGCGAGTGAAGCCACGACGCTTGGTTTCTGCGACGAGGTGCTGGAGGGGGTGGCTGTGAAGGCGGTGGTGGGCGATGGCGGTGCGTTGCGCAAATACCGCAATACTCCCCAGACGCTGCTTGCTCAACTCGATAAGCCGCCGCTGAGCGATACACCTGCACCGACAGAGGACCCTGTTCTTGAACCTGATCCCGAACCCCCTGTAACCCAGCCCACTGCCGCCGCCCTGGCAGCACGGATTATCCGTAGCTGCTCGGAGGCCGGTATCCGTAACCTCGTGGAGGCTCTGACCTTGGCAGGAAACCTGAAAGACGAGGCGAGTATTGATGCAGCGGTCACCCGGGCCAAGGCGGTCCGCGATCTGTGCGTCAGTGCGCGCCTGCCGGAACTTGCCGCCGACTATGTGAAAGCTGGCCTCGAACCAGACGCCGTACGCGCCAGGCTGTTCGACAAGCTGGCTGGCAACGGCTTCGGCGAAATCATCAACACCCCGCCGCTCGAGGATGATCCGACGCCCCCCAGCAAGGCCAGGGCTGCGACGCCGTCGAAGGTGTACGCCGCGCGTCGGGCTGCCCAAACCGCTAAACCCAAGGCTTCGAAAGGAGAAGCATGATGACCAAAACCGAAGGCTTTCACGCCGGTGAGTTCCTCCTCTCGGAGGGGGCCGGTTCCATTTCCCGCGAACAGGTGACCCTGGCCGCTACCGCGAAGGCCCTGCCAGCCGGCCAGGTGCTGGGTATCGTCACGGCGTCGGGCCAATACGCGCCCTATGACGATGCGGCCACAGATGGCACCGAGGTGGCGGTGGCGATCCTGTATGCGTCCAAGCCGGCCTCGCCCGATCCCCAGGCGGTGACCGTGATTGCTCGTCTGGCCGAGGTGATCGATGTGGCGCTGACGGGTTTGAACGACGCTGCCCGTGGCGACCTCAAGGCCCGCAACCTCATTGTCCGCACCGGTACGCCGTACTGACCGGCCCCTTTGAGTCCTCCCGAAGCCCCGCACCCGCGGGGCTTTTCATTTTCTATGGAGTAAACAATGGCTGACATCAACGTCTTCGAAGACGAGGCGTTCAGCGTCTCGTCCCTCACCGCTGCGATCAACGAAGCCCCCGAGGTGCCTGGCCGTCTGGCGGCTCTGGGACTCTTCGAGGAAGAGGGCAGCACCACCATCACCCAGCAGATCGAGAAGGACGGAGACACCCTACACTTGGTGCCGGCCGCCGATCGCGGCGCGCCGGGCCTGGTGGTAACTGGCAGCAAGCGCGTGCTGATTCCGTTCAACAATGTGCACTTGCCACAGACCTTCACCATCCTGGCCGACGAGATCCAAGGCATTCGCGCCTTTGGCGAGCAAACCGAATTGCAGGCTGTGCAGGACGTGGTGAACAAGCGCCTGGGCAAGATGCGTCGCCAGCTCGACGCCACTCACGAGCACCAGCGGATGGGCGCGGTGCTCGGTACCATCCTCGATGCCGACGGCAGCACTGTATTGCTCGACCTCTACGACCGCTTCGGTATCAGTGCTCAGGTCGTTCAGATGGAGCTAGGTAGCGCGACCACCAAGGTACGCCTGAAGGCCGGCGAAGCACTGGACGCGCAGGAGGATGCCCTGGGCAACATCCCCAGCAGCGGCTCGCGCGCACTTTGCGGGAAGAACTTCTGGAATGCGCTGATCACCCATAAGTCGGTGGAGGAGACCTACCTCAACACCATGCAGGCCTCCCAACTGCGCGGTGATGCACGCGAGGAGTTCGAGTTTGGCGGCGTGATCTGGGAGCGCTACCGCGGCAAGGTGGGCGGTCGCTCCTTCATCCCAGATGATGAGGCACGGCTTGTGCCTATCGGAGTGCCGGAGCTGTTCCTGAGCATCTTCGCGCCGGCCAACTACATGGAGACCGTCAACACCCTGGGCCTGCCGTATTACGCCAAGCAGGAGGTCATGCCGTTCAACAAGGGCGTGGCTGGCGAAGCGCAGTCGAACCCTCTGCATATTTGCACCCGCCCTCGCGCAGTCATCAAGTTGGTGAAGTAGTGGCTGGCTTTGTCCAATTGGTCGCCGACATGGACGAGATCATCGCCGACGTCCTCGGTGATGGTGAGTTTGGCTACCTGGACCGCTCTGGCCGGCAGGTCGGCAATGCTGCGGTGATCGTCGAGGAAGGTGTTGAGCGCATGGAGGCCGGCGCCCTGGATCGGTACCGGACCATTGCGTGCCGCAAGGCCGTGTTGCAGCCCCTTGATCGAAAGGGGGCGTTCCTCGATTCCGATGGCCAGCTCTGGCGCATCGACGGCATCCATGCCGACGACGGCGACTGGATCACTTTCTACGTGGTGCCCGAATGAGCGACGTGATCGATGTACAGACCGCGGTCATCGGCCAACTGTTGGACCTGCTGGCCGCGGTACCGGCGTTCGGCGACGCCGTCCGTGAGGACTGGGTGGCCGGGGTGCTCGACGCCGAGGACAGCGACGAGCCCGAACGGCTGATCATCCTGCAGGAAGGGGACACCGTGGAA